GCCGTTGCCACTGGGCAGCCATCCTCAGCGTCATGCAGCTGGATGCGAATACCGCCGCTGCAATATTTTTCGTACTCTACATTACACGTTGACCCTGCAAAGAAAACCGTTTGCCGTTCGTCATTAAACATCTGTTTTCCTCCTCATTATGTCATCTATACCGCAAGGACCCATTCACTCATTCGTCTTCCTCCCCTTCCTCGTATTCAAGTTGCTTCTCGACAAGTTCAAGTGCTGTTGGTTCAGGATCGTCTTCGCGGTCATTGGTGGCTGTGATTCTCTGATACGGATAATTTCGTAGAACTTCTTCGAGCTTGTCGGCGAGCTCTCGATCATCCAGCTGAAGGGGAAGAATCTTGAGGCTTTCAATGGCATATTCGATAACTCGGCGCGGGTGATCGAGGATGATCTTTTGCTTCCGAATAGCAGCTTTAAGAGCCTCCGGCAAAAACGGGTACTCATATTTCGTATTGAGATTATCAAGCGCTCCGTCGCCGTGTACCGTTGAAACATTGACAAGTACTGCATCCCCCTTCCTAATTTGCGCCACTGTAGCCAGCCCCGGAACCCTCTGGTATGTCAGGAGTTGTCCTTTTCGATTGGCACGAAGACCGGGACCGGAACTACCGTCCGTTGAATTTGCGCCATGCGCCTGAGGCCGAATGATAGATTTCGTAACTGAGCCATCAGCGTTAGTTGTCGTGACTTCCAAAAGCGGAGCAGGCGGCGAATGTGTTCCGCACTTCCGAGGCGTTTGGGTAGCGATGTAATCGTTGTACCAGGCTAAGGCCATTTGTTCATCCACCATCGGCCGCTCTTTCGTCTTCAGTGGCTTGGCTCCAGTGGCAGGGTTGGGTTTGGCTGTTTTGTCTTTGCTCTGCAACGTCTGAACAACCTGCTGACTCGGCATCCCTTGCTTCAAAAGAGCATACGCAAACTGTGGCGGCTTATCAGGAAAGTACTTGGCCACGAATGCAGTCGGAGTAATCAGCATCTTTGGGGTCTTTGGTGTCGTTGGCGCGGTTGATGAGACTGGACTCATCAGTTATCACTCCTTTACAGATACAGATGGTGATGGTACAACTTGGCCACGTCCACGTGTTCCAGCTTTCATCTTAAGGTAATCGAACAAAGCGGAATCTTTGGAGGTTTCTGTTTCCTGGAGAATGTACTCGACATCGACGACGCCGACATCCATACGGTTCAGGAGGTTGTAATGCTCAGAGGTTGGGACCTGTTGTTTTTGGTCTATTAACAACTCACGGAACACTATTGGATTCATAATCCAACGGCATGCCACTGGGACAGTACTGCTGTTTTCATTTTCGACGACTTCATGAATATGTGTCGAACGATAGGTCCTGACGACGTTGCCGTGCTTGTCGCTACCATCGAGAATGGTAACAAAGATGGCTTTGTCTTCGTAGCCGGCACGCTTCAGCAGGTATGCTTCTTGCGTTCCCAGTTCTTCGGCTTCGCCTCCGGCGTTAGTGTGGGTTTCCAACTCAATTGCGGACTTATGTAATTTTACTTTGGTTCTCACCTGGGTTGCAATACATGGAATCAGCGTGCCACGATCCCGGATCTCAAGTACTAGTGTGTTCAGCATTTTTGTTTGTCCCTCCTTTTTTTCTTCCAAGCTTTTTACCTCTTGTTCGATAACTCGTGTGTTCTGCAAAGTATGCGTTTCTTCGTACATTAATCTTTTTGATCAGTTCATCCTGCTCGGCTGGTGTCAACGCGTCAAGTTCTTCAGGTGTGGGCATGTCGTAGTCTTTGTCATCTAGAATTGTACTTGCTCGTTTGTTGGGTTTTGTGTCTTGGTTTGCTTGCTGGATTTCATCGAAGGCAGAGGATAATCTAAGTCTAAGCCTGTTTGCAGCACCTCCGGCATCGTTATCCATTTGCAGACACTTCTCGGAACAAAAGAGAGTACCCATAGTCATTTTACTCTGGTATGTGAAGTTACGGGTATCAATTTCTCCTCGTGTCTCTCGAAGATCGATTCCACGTTCTGCTGACCTACGATATATATCCTGCAGTTCGCGGATTCGCCTGTTCACGTTGTTCTGAGCGTTTACTCTTTTCACTTCGTTATGACCGCGTAGATAGAAGATACGTGACAATCCTCCGTTACAATGAGGATTCTGGCATATATGCTCAGGATCAAAGGCTTCCTTTTTCTGGAGGTATTGGGTGTTATGTGTGCGTCCAGGGCCAACACTGCTGTCCATTCTACTCAATACCTGTGCGGCAAGCTCTTCTGCCGCCAGTTGCTGTTCTGACTCTAAGGAACCAGGTTCTGGAAAGATTAGCTTCGGCAGGGATTGATTATCCTCGTCCGTAGCAAGTCTAGCGCACGCGACGGAACAAAACTTTAATCCCTTCAGATAAATTGGTATCGCAGGATGTCCTTGAAGCTCCATGTGTACTTCTGTACGATAATAATTTCCCATGGATGCATCGCCTTCGAACGTTTTATCATGCTGTTGCCGTTTAGTAATCCTGTTTTGTTCACTTCGATGCTGTGGAAAGTAAATACTGGATACCTGGAAGTGGTTACTACATTTTTCTCGGCAGCATTGATAGATATACATCGGTGGACCGCCTGACAATTGTTTGCGTTGCATAATTCCTGCTTCTCCTTTCGTAAAAAAAAGTGTGGTTGCTTTTTTAATTCAATTATACATGATTTTAAAGGAATATGCAAATAAAATAATGATTCATGGAATCATATATTTACCAGCAGATATAGTCGAAATCAGAACAGGAAAAATTTTTCAGAAATAAATACCCCATTTCATAGAGAGGGAATAATAATAATATGTAATGTACTATTTATTTACTATATATATAGTATTTTTCTGCTATAGACTAGGATGGTTAGTTATAATAATTATACTACAGGTGAGAGGGTAATGTCAATAACAAATATTTTATCTGATCGGGAAGCTGGAATATTTGGTTAACTTTTCTGAGTCACTGCTGATGAGTCATTCTGACTGAATCATTGAATCACGTCCGTGTTAATTCCCCCTAGTTCAGGAGGTTTTACTTACATATACATTAACGTGTATATGAATTCAATGATTCAAGCCAGTTGACCCACTCTGCGTGAATCAGAGTTTAGGTGGTGGGTGAGTGGGTGTATGCGTCGTTTATTCGTAATCGGAGTGGATGATCAGCAGTCCGATTTCAGTTGTGGCAACTAGTTGCTTCTTCCGGAGGTCTTCCTTGGTGAATCGGCGTTCTGATTGATTGGTAATTTTGTTGTAGGTGTATAGGAGCTGTGTCGGGATGACGTAGAAATTTAATTGGTCATGGCCTTCACTCCTAGGTAGTACCGGACGTGTGGATTCCACTTTGATGAGTAGTTCTAGATCTTTCTCTTCGGAGGTGTCGATGGGGATGAATTGCAGACCGAGAACCGGACAAGTTGTGTTGAACGTTTCGGTGAGTTCGGTGAGTTCGGTGATGTTGTCGTCTCCAGGTGTACGCCGAGTCCGAGTGTATTCGGAATGCCGGCCAACTAGTACGGACTTGTAGTACTGGGAGTCGCAGCTGAAATACCAGCCACCATGAGCACTGGTGTGCTTACCGGGATGCTCTTCGTATTCGTTAGCCATCACGCTTCCTCTTTTGTCGTCAGTTCTGCCCAGGTATCTTCCAGAGCGGACATCAAGTCCGTGATGATTGCCACGTCGTCAAGGGCAACCGCCATCCCGTGCCTGCCCGGAGCGTAGATGTGGTCATGAGTTTTGATTTTGTACCATTCGCGGATGGATAAATATTGACGCCGGTTTTTTGTACAGATGCTGAAACGGATAAGGTTGTTCTCTCCTGCTTGAACTTCTTTGATAAGCCATTCTTTGTCCCAGTATGTAGATTTTATTTCGGTTTTTGCCACGACGATTCCTCCTTCAATTTTATGAATATGGGAAAGTTTAAATTCAGGTGTAGAAACGCTGCTCGCGGAAACTACGGCGTTTTGAACGGAAAAACCGGCTTTTACACACTATCTGTCCAGGACAAGAAAAGGTTCCTAAACCGGGTTAGAAACGCGTTTTCGGCAAAATTATTAGACTGGCCGTATAATCAGCGTTTCTAAACCGGTTTAGTGATAGCTAGCCTACGCGGAAACTGCGGAATTCGCAAGTTTGATCGCCTCGGCCAAGCCTTTGAATTTCTTGTCTCCACTGGCCTCGAGCCGAGCCGCCATCATAGACATGATAGCATCCATATCGATTACCGGAGCCTGCTGAATGATTGTAACCGGGCCGTTCTTCGATCCTTTAGGCGCAGCCGCAGCCGCAGTAAATGTACGGAAGCTTCCGCGGTTGTCGTACCAGATGAAAAAGCTTTCGTACAGCAATTCCCGCAGCGTGCCGTCGCCCTTCGGCCAGAGCTTGATGTGTTCGGCGGGAACCTTGTTGTTCCGGAGCAAGTAGTAAATGTACTGCGGCTCTTTGCCCATCCGTTTGGCTGCTTGGATCGGCGTGCAGAATGCCATCTCCGGAACGACTACCGGCTGGCTGGCTTCAGGCGCATCGGCCGATTGGTCCTGCAGGTCGGCAGACTCGTCCCGCAGCATGGCCTCTTGTTCCGTCGTGATGATTCCGGTTGTGTTGTTCAGTTCCATGATGATACCACCTTCCGCCGGGATTGCCGGCATTTAAGTACGACTGCTCTTGACTCTCGTTAACTTGCATTCGTCTTATGTCTAATTATAACATAGTATCTCGAGACAAATCTCTGTGAATTTTTAGACGGCTTGCCTAGCTTGCGGTCGCGGAGCCGGAATAGCCAGGGAGAAGGAATTTCAGTCTGTAAGGCACATTCGTCCGGAATAGTCGGCATAGTGAACCGGCGTACTGGTCCTCCGGCCGGTGTAAGTTGCTCCCCGGACGTTTATTTCGCACTGAAGTTCCGATTTTTAGGCAGATGGGGGGCCCGGGGGAGATAAGTCCTCCCTACTACTCTACCTTATTCTGTTCTAGGAGAGCTGTTAGACTAGCTCTCTATGAAGCGTACTAACCGAAGCTAGTACGCTTGAAGAGAGTTAGGCTTTATTTACTGGTGTTCTTTTTAGTGATGAAGTTCTTGATCTGCGTAGCAAGACCTTTGTGCATCTTATCACCAGCTTCCAGGTCGCGAATCAAAGCATCCGCAGTGTAGATCAAGCCGGCAGCCGCTTTGTTGATGCGGAGTTCTTCCTTGGCTTTGAACCAGGACAACGCGGGCTCGGTATCGATCATAGGCTGAAGACCAGAACCGTTAGCTTTCATGACATGAGAGACATACTCCTTAGGAAAGGAACCATTTTCGAGCATAGGATAGATCTGTTGAGGGTACTTACCTACGAGACGAGCGAACTGGATTACCGTAGATAGGTTCGACATAATGCACCTCCGAAATAGCAGCCTCTCACCTGCTTATGTCCTCGCTGTTATGGAATACTATTTGCCTACGCGATTGATCAAACGATGAAAGCCCATCCGACGATAAGCCTTATCGCATTCCATGTACGTGTAGCCGACGCCTTGGAACTTGACAACAACAACATCCATCAGCTCGTCGCTGTCATAGGTTTCGAAGATCGCATCCATGGCAGCCTTCAGGACATAGGTATCCTTCTGAAGTTTCGACCATTTGCCGTCGTAACGGGAATAGTACGCGCGATCGAATTCCTTCTTGTTGATGCCCTGGAAAACGATCTCCATGTCGTCGAAGTCGCTCGCTCCGTCGAGAACTGCGTTCAACGCGGCCAGGATAATTTTCTGTGTCTTAAACATAGAACACCTCCGATATGAGAGCCTCTCACCCCTCTATGTCCTCGCTGTAATGGAATACTACTATTTACTTAGGAAAGTAATCCCAGCACAACTTGGCAGCCACCTCCTCTAATTCTTTCATCTTTCTGGCACGCTCCTGGATATCGCGGTCATCGGTCGGAACGATTTTAGGCTCTTTCCCAGGACACAGCTCGAGAATGTAGAACTGGTCTACACGCCCTTCCCAGTACATCTTTTTGACTCTACCACAGTACACGCTGGAGTTCTGTGTCTTTCCTTCGCAAAGACCGGTCCAACCGGCTTTGCAGATCAAAGAGACTTTGTAACGGTATGACTCCTTGCCATCATCACTGGTATACCGGATTAGAGAATCTGTTAGCTCGATATAGGCATGACGACGCATTATGCCTTCTGCATCAGGAAGAGACACCCAATTCTTCCAACCATCATTCTGGATGCCTTTCTTTTGAGTCTTGACGGGTACACTGAGACCTGTGCCAGAATTGAATTGATTGATCTTTTTCTCCATGGTGAAATAATACCTCCTTAAGGTATGTTTGTAAGCCTCTCACCTTACGAGTCCTCACTGTATGACCCGAAAATACGCGATAAAGAACTACCAGAAGCGATTAATCATTGAGATATACAGCGTTTAAAGCGCTATATGCGCGTCTTACATCCTCCACTGTATTTTTGTTGTAATGATTCGCGATCGCGTCGTCGGACATGCCTTCCGACCTTTCAAGAAGAGCTTCCAGAGCACCAAGCGCGACAACCAAATCATCCATAGCGATCATCATCTGTATCTCTCTAGGAGCTTTTCCGCAGAACATTTTGTACAGTTCGCGAGTTCTGAAACTGATATAGATACTGGTACAGCGCTTCCAGGATTCTGGAAACTGCTCTACGAGTATTCTCATGTTAGTCACCAGGTTCTGTGGATACACGTAGAAACGGTTGCGCAACGGATTACACCACATAACCACATAGCCATCCTTGTCGATACTATCGATATAGAACGTATGATTCTCGAGGTTGACGCCAGTGCAGATAGCGACGCCTTCAGTAGACCAGGACAGGATAGCTTTGTTGATGTTGTTGTTAGACATGAATAAACACCCCTAATTTTTACACGGCCTCTCACCCGTTGAGTCCTCTCTGTTATGGAATACTATTGATGCTTACGGCAATTCGGATTTTTATTAACATATTGCTTACAGCCGTAGCAATCAGCACAATCGGAGCAGGTGTCGCATGCGCAGCTGTGGCAAGGGTTCGCCGGATACAGTCTGCCGCACATCTTGTTGATGATCAGCAAACCAGAGGCGAAATTGGCTTTGATGTCATCGGGCTGGTCGTGAGAATCAGCGATAACATCAGCATAGTCATTGTTTACGAGATCGAGACAATGTCCCAGCTGCAACTGGAGCGCTTTGTTCGACTGGTGATACTGCTGGACGTCGTAGAGTACGGAGCTGATGGTCTCGAACATCATCCAGCAACCTTCGCCGTCTTGGTGTTCGGCTTCAGCGATGTACTCTTCGCCAAGGATAGGGAACGCGATGCGGATGGACTCTTTGCATTCGTTGATCCAGGATTTGTTCGTGAAATTAATCATGGTGACACCTCTACTATTTTTGCAGCCTCTCACCTGCGTAGTCTTCTCTGTAATGACCTAGATCGCGAGGGATGTTACTTCGTCTCAGTGGCAGGCGCGTTTTTGGCGGTCCAGTACTTGCGAAGAGCTTTGCCCAATTTCTTGTCGTCCGCTTCGACCATCGCTATGAACGCTTCTGCAATCATCGCAGGATTAGCTTCGACTCTCTGAACGGCCTTCTTGTCTTTGACCTGTTCACGAGCGGCAAAGAACGCTTTGGCTTCGGTGACTTTGATGTACTGCTGCTCTTCGCCGTTCTTGTCACGGCGAATGACGATGAGCTCCTTGGGAACGGAACCGTTCTTGACCATGGAGTACATGTGAGGACCTTGGATCCCTAACACCTTGGTACCGAAGTGGTAAATAGACATTTCATCGTAGCTCTTCACCATTCCATGCTCTGTCACCGTCCGCAGATAGCCTTCATAGTCTTTTAACATGTTGACTCCTCCTACTATTTGATTTTTACTAACGTAGTCTTTCCATCCTTGTCGGTTACTTTGACGTAGCCCTGAGTGCCTCTCACCACTCTAGTCCTCGCTGTTCGGGAACTGTGGGTTAGACTAGTCGACAATCCACCTCCAAGCCATCTTCGTCCAACGCGTACCAGGTTACGTATTCACCCATCTCGGGATAGATGAGCGGGAGAAGTTCATTGACGATCGCTATTGCTTTAGCCTGAGTATCAACTTCCCACTGTACGTCTTTGATTCCAGTACCAGGAGAAAATCCTCCAGACACTTCGAATTCGTGATACTTTTTGGTATACTGATAGTACAACTCATCGCTATGAGTACCGAAATCCACTCCGTAGTTGATGATCTGAGACTTGATGTCGAAATCTTCGACGCAGATGTTGATGCGGTCCAGAGCACCCAGTACAAGAGCTTCAAGCTCTCCTTTGGTAATCCTGATGTTGTTGACATTGAAACTGATCGAGAAATTGTTGACTTCTGTTACTTTCTTGGACATACTACACCTCTACTATTTTTGCAGCCTCTCACCTGCGTAGTCTTCGCTGTAATGGCCATTGACCGGATAGATTAGATAGCAGCTACCATATCACCCTCCTTTCTGATAGGCTCGACAAAAGGGACTAATTTCTTAGTCCCCTTTAGCTTGCCTACCGATGGGTGTTGTAGCGTACGTCTTCTACGCAGCTCAGGAGGAAGTCGTCCATGATGTCGGAGTAATTTCTCATCCAATAATCCTGATTGGCAGGATTATTGTTGGTCTGAGTACGAATCAGCGCTTTGATGATGTTACGACGACGATTTACGGGGAGTTGATTAGCTATGGCTCCGAGTTCGCGAATGATTGTTTCTACGGTTGACATGTATAACACCTCAGATAATTAAGGGCCTCTCACCCCTTGAGTCCTCACTGTTACGAACTACTACCCGAGGAACTTGTTGGCAGCTTGCAGAACGAGCGGAGACATTTCGTTGGAATGATAACGGACCCAGTAACGGACATTGTTGACATTACCGTTGGCAAAGGAGATCATGAGGTTGGAAAGGATACGAACGATACGCTCTTCGGCGAGACCATTAGACTGCAGGTCACGAGCAACGATACTGAAATTACGGATGTCTTGAAACAACATTATGAACACCTCGATTATTTTGAGGCCTCTCACCCTCATAGTCCTCACTGTTACGAACTACTATTCGTCTAAAGCGGCTCGCGAACGTTTATTTGCAGTTTAATGTCTTGCTTAGGACAAGGCACATGTTTCTTCGGTAACATGTGCTATCGCTACGATTGCGATCGGCTATACTTCGGAGATCCACCGAAGTGCCTCCTCGCGATCAGCAGCTCCACATTCGATGGCCGCATCGATAGCCATCTCAGTGTCCCTCTTTTCGAGGTCGTCTGTGGAGCCATAATTATACTCCATCAGATCTCGGATCATTTTGGAATAACCCATGATGTCACCTCCTTTTTTATCGGATTGACAGTTTAACGTCTTGTCTAGGACAAGTAGTACAAATCATACAAAGTTGATGCTTCCGAGAAGACAGACAACCAGAGCAATGATCGCCACGATGATCTGCTCAACCCACCACTTGAAAGAGAACTGATACGCCGAGTTGGCTTTGACCTTTGACATTGTAGTCATATTATTTCACCTCCTTTTTCGCTTGGATATGCTCTTCTGCTGGTTTTGATCCGTTCCTCATAACCATAATTTGTCTTTCCATAGTATCCCCTCCTATTATTCTGATAACTTGTTTATTATTATTCATAACAATCACTCCTCTTATTTACGAACCGTATACATACGTAGATGTATGTTTTCTCGAACAGCATAGGAAGCATACGTATATTTAACTTTACCATTATATGTTGTAGCGAATTTTCTCGCATCGATTTCAATTTCTTGATTCCAATAACTATTAGCTTCCATATCTTCAAGCATGAAAGCCATACCAATATTTTCATATTGCCATATATGCCAAAACTCATGTCGGATAGTTTCAAGTACTTCTTCGGTAGGACGTAATGCTCCTATTTTAACGATACCCGTTTGCATACTAAACGAACCAGTAGGAGGAGCTTCCAAATCTTCAAAGTAATCGAAGTCTGTTATTCCTATATACTCCATCACATCAAAGCGATAGAGATCTGCGTCGATATTATGTTCTTCACAAAGAGCTCTGAAATACTTAGTATACTCTTCGCGGAGATGTTCCATAACAGTGGCAGATACTATGTTAGTCAACATAATCATCAGCTCCTTTATTGTATCCTATTTATCTTCATTATCCATATCTTCTAATAGCTTAGCTATTTCGAATTTTAATATGAACAAATCGATTGCGAGACTATCATAGTCTCTCTTGTCTTGTTGAAGTTCTTTTTCTAAATCGATCATGTTGTTCATCTCCTTCATCATTATCTTATTTAGCAAAATCATAATAATTTTCATGTACTATGAAGCTTTCGATATTATAATATTCAGCACCATAAGCTACATAATCATAATAATCATTACTAGCAACTACAACAATTTTATCTTCTTTAGTAATGTTATTTTTATTTAACAATTCTTTAATAACTAAATTACCCCATATTAATTTATCATTATGATTTAATGAACCTAAATATAAATCATAATTATTCATTACAAATTCTAATTCAATTAAACCAAATTTACCCGATATAACATATACTTTATCACATGTTTCAATTAATTTATTTACATTATTTTGAAAGAATGGACTAGAATAAAGTTCTGCAGCTGAATGAGCACCACTTAATTTTTCTTTTGAACAAGAAAGCAAACCAATAATCATAATAACACTTCCTTACTAAAATTTAATAATTAAATTATTATTATTTACTATATCCGGGTGGATATAATAATAATTTAATTACTATATATGGCGCGCACAGGACAAACAAAATTTACAAAAAGAGCTCGCTATACAAACAAAATTTACAAAAAGAGCTCGCTATACAAACAAAAATTACAAAAAAGTCAACACCTGTCCCCTCATCCCCTTTTAGCAAACACCCCCGGGGGCCCTGAATTGGTCACCCCCCTGACCCAAAAAAAGTTGACACCCCTGCAAGATGTGTAGTATAATTAATACAATAAAGGAGGCGATTGAGATGCAAGAACTCAACAGCCCGACCATCGAGATCGAGAACATCGAGAACGAACCATTCCCTGGATCCATAACTACAAATAGACACCCTTTAAAAATTCTCACAGACAATACTATCAGCGTAGTCTGTCTGGCAATCAAGAGAGGCAACACCAAGAAAAATGCGTTTATCCTTGCAGGTATTACAACGCTACAATTTCAGGCTTTAACAAGGCCTGCAAAGAAACTACAGCAAAGATTGCAAGCGCAACATCAGCAAGTCCTCCAACCCCTAGAACAGAAGCTCCAGGCTCTATCCCTGTTAGTACCGGAAACACCAGAAGACCAGGCTCTCCTCCAGAAAGAGGAAGAAACTTTATACCTCGCTATTCAATCCGAAATGGAACAGCATTACCAAACTCTTCAGGACTTGGCAGCTAATGATGTTGCCCACAGAGCTGTACAAGCCGTAGCCTTGGCAGAAGCATCCCTCGAAGATGCTCTGGTTGACACCTGGTATCAGCTGCGGCAAAGTGATTGGAAAGCTGCAAAAGACCTCCTCGCCAGAAGATTCCCAAAAGAGTGGTCCGAAGCTGCTGTCCAAAGAAAAGCCGGCATCCTTCCAGCCGCAGGGGGGAATCAACAGCAAGTCAATGTTAACATCCTTAGCCAGCAAAACCAGCTTAGCCAGCATAGCCAGCAAAACGGAGCAGGAGCAGGAGCAGGAGCAGGAGCAGGAGCAGGAGCAGGAGGTAATCCTCTTCTAGGTACAAGGCAAATAATTGATCCAACAGACTGTAGAGGTAACAATAACAATGGATATCCTTACCAAGGCAATACACTTACTTTGGGGTATACGCAAAGCGTTCAGACAATGGATCTATCGAAGCTAAATCAGGAGGAGCTAGATCACTTTGAAAAACTTCTCGCCAAGGTCCCCTACACTGCAGATGATCCAGACGGAGAAATGGAGACGTAACCTAAACCAGTTCATCCCAGCTGCATGGCCCTTGCTGGAGCCAAATAATCCATTTCTTCCAAACTGGCACATTGACTGTATGTCAGAGTATCTCACGGCAGTTTCTCAGGGCGAAATCCGTCGTCTCATAATCAACATTCCGCCGAGGTACATGAAGCCTGTTTCTGTAGACTCCCACATTCTTCTACAGTCAGGGGAACGAAAACGTCTAGGGGATATTCAGGTTGGAGACATGGTTATCACTCATACAGGGCGTGCACAAAGAGTCAGCGCTGTCCATGGGCAGGGCCTTCTTCAATGCTTGGAAATTAGTTCTGCCGGCCGTTCTGCCGGCCGTTCTGCCGGCCGTTCTGCCGGCCGTAAAGTAATTACTGCTCCTGATCATCCGTTCTTAACTCCTCGTGGCTGGATCCAGGCACAGCACCTCACACTAAAAGATAAACTATTCCAAACAAAAGACGAGAACGAACACCAATCTCCTCCAGGCGCAGGCGCAGGCGCAGGCGTACGGCATTTTTTACTCACGGGTATACAAAATATTACCCCCTCTAAAGACATGCACGAATGTCGTTGTCTTACTGTAGAGAATGACCATAGTTTTACTGCTAACGACTTAGTAGTAAAAAACAGTCTTAGTGTGAGTGTAATGTGGCCCGTCTGGACGTGGATTACAAATCCACATCTCAGATGGCTTTTTGCATCCTATTCATCGGGTCTGAGCACAAAGCACTCCATTGACCGGAGACAGATAATTCAGCACCCTTGGTATAAAAGTCAATGGGGTCATGTGTATCAATTGGCAGGAGACCAGAATATTAAAACGGAATACATGAACACTGCGCGGGGACACATGTTGGCGACATCCGTAGGAGGTACTGCCACTGGTAAGGGTGGCGATGTCATTGTAGTCGACGATCCACATAACCCTATGCAAGCGGAATCCACAGCCCTTAGAGAAGCAGCCGTTGAATTCTTTGACAGAACGTTGACAACTCGACTGGACAATAAGAAGACTGGTGCCATCGTCGTTGTTATGCAACGGCTGCATGAGATGGACCTGACCGGCCACCTGTTGAAGCAAAACAATACTCTTCGCCCACCCCCACTGTACGAGAACATCGATGATTACGGTAACTTTATTGATCCGGCTGATTGGGAATCCTTACGAGATGAGCACACAGCTGAACAAGAGGCAAACCCGTTAACAGAATTAGAAAAACAGTTACTCCAGCCTGTCCCAGGTGAACGGCCGACTTCGGAGCAACTAGCCAAAGAAGAAGCTCGCCTGGAAACTAACATCAAAGACAATCAGGGGCAAATTTGGACGCACCTTTGTCTCCCAGTTACCGCTAGGAAAGAAACACAGGTTCACTTTCCGGTTAGTAATACTTACTATCTGAGAAAGGAGGGCTCTTTGTTATGGCCGACTCGAGAAAACCGAAGCGACCTCCAAAACGTTAAGACGGCCCTCGGTACTTATGGCTATTCTGGACAATATGAACAAGATCCTGCACCTGAAGGAGGAGGAATCCTTCAAACAGCCTGGTGGAGATACTATGCTATTATGCCATCAGTTAAAGATATAGACCAAGGCGTAATCTCTATCGACTGTGCCTTTAAAGACTTGGCCGATAGCGATTACGCCTGTTTACAGGCATGGTGGAAGATAAAAGCCAATAGATACCTCATAGACCAAATTAGAGGCAAATGGTCGTTTCCGACGCTTTTAGCTAACGTACGTGCATTTATCCGTAAACATGACGAGTGCAAAGCAAGACTTATTGAAGATAAAGCAAATGGCAGCGCAGTAATTCAAACCATACGAGATGAAGTTACTGGGATCATTCCAGTAGACCCAAGAGGTGGCAAAATCGCGAGAGCTCACGCCGTCTCTCCTCAGGTGGAGGCAGGAAATTTTCTGTTACCTGACCCACGCTTACAGCCATGGGTATCAGATTTCATTCTAGAATGTTCTAGATTCCCCAAAGCCCAAAACGATGACCAGGTGGATTGCTTTACTCAAGCAGCAACATATATGGAAATCAAACAATTCAGTACCTGGATGGCGAAGATTAATTGGCTGTAGGTACCGTCCATAATTACAAAGGAGGTTATTTAAGATGGCGCAGGAAAGAATTACAGTTGAGAACAGTACGCTGTTGAAAGATTCCTATGAAGGAACTGGTGGTTTTCAAGACGGCTCGTACCTAGCACAGCATAAGCGAGAATACATTACCAATTATCAGGTAAGACAAAGTCTTTGTTATTTTCTTAACTACATGCAACCGATTGTCAATTCCCACGTGAATCCGCTTTTCAGAACGTCACCTACCAGAAACTGGGCAGGTAAAGCTGCAGGTACTAGTGATGGTATTACTGCTACTACTCAGATGACTACTACTAATGCAAGTGGTGCCCCTTCTGGAGGAGCGGGAGCAGGAAGCAGTGCTTACTGGGATGCTTTTGTCAATGACGTTGATATGCATGGTACAAACTTGACATCCTTTATGAAAAGGGTAGCACAAGCGGCAAAGTTGTATGGTGTCTGCTTTATTGTCTGTGATAATGTACCAGAACAGCCGGCTACACAAGCTCTTGCGCTTGCTACAAGATCATTCCCATATGCATATATAATTGAGAAGCCAAGAATTACTTCGAGTTCGGTTGACCGTGCTGGTCGCTTGGTGAGTATTACTTACTCCGAAAACTTCAACCCAATTGTTGTAAGTTCCAAGCCGGGAGATCAGCAGTATCGCACATGGAATACAGCTGACACATTCTTGAGCGATAAAGACGGCAACGAATTAGTAGGTCAAAGCAATAAAGTGACGCACGGACTCGGTCTCCTTCCAGTGGTACCGCTGTATGCGCGGTTGCCCGTACCTGGAAATGTGCTCCCGGAGAGCGAATTCCTCTCGATTGCACGTACAAATCTTCGACTTTTCAACCTTTGTTCAGAGTTGGATGAGCTTTTGAGAGGTCAAGCCTTCTCGATCCTGTGTTATCCTGGCAAAGATGCGTCATCCTTGACACTCGGACCCAATAATGCCCTCGGATTTGACGGAGTAGAGAGTAGATTCGCGCCATCATTTATCGCTCCAGCTGCAGCGCCCGCTGACTGGCTCCTAAAACTCATTGATAAACTCGTTACCGAGATGTACCGTATGGCCCTTTTGAGCCATGCCACTGACGGAGCACAGGCGGAACAACGAACTGGTGCGTCTAAAGCTTGGGATTTTGAGAGTACGAATCAAGTACTCGCAGATTTTGCTTCAAATTGTCAGTTAACGGAATTTAATTTGGCCAGAGTGTTTCAAGGATGGACAAAACAAGACCTGCAGTTCTCTTGTACGTACTCAAATGACTTCTCTGTCGAAGACATTACGAGTGAACTGACTCAGTTACAGACAGCTAAAGGTATTGTGCCATTTGGACTGGCTGCTATCGCTATTATGAAGAAGGCAGTAACCAAGATCCTGCACGATGTCGATCCTGTTGCCTTGACTGCAATATTAGCGGACTTGGACGCCAACGGGCAGACATATCTTAGTGAGGATACAAAGACAAAAGATACGTCTACAGCTGCAACTTCTTCATCTTCTACGGTATCCGGGACAAATACTTCAACTAATAACTCACCGGGGAGTGACATAAGTACTACATCTGTAGTATAATAAAATTAGAAGTAACCCTAGGAGGTATTTTATTCGTGGCAAAATCAATAAGTGACGCCCTTGCCGCCCTCGAAGGGCTTGAAGGTGGAGAAGAACTCGTACAGGCTGTGCAAGCTGAACTTTCCAAGAAGAATAACGAGGCAAAAAATCTTCGGGATCGTTCGAAGGGTGCAGAAACCAAGCAAGCTGAAACCCTAGCCAAACTACAAAAAGTCGCAACGTCCCTAGGTATCGACCTTGAAGCAGAAGACTTTGACGGTGTCCTTGAAGGACAAAAGAAAGTTGTTGAGGATCTGAAAAAAGAGCTTATAGTTGCGAAGACTCAAGGCGACCAATCGAAACAAGAAGAGATTCGCAAAGCTCTTACCGAAGCTCAGGAAGCCAAGGATCAGACCGCTAAGCTTCAAAAAGAACTCGACAAACGGGCAAAAGAAGTAGCAGACGTCACAGGGAAATATACTACAGAGAAGGATAAGAGGATTGCCATCCTGAAGACACAGGGACTTACACAAGCCCTTGCAGAGGCAAAAGCCGTAAAACCGTCAGTAATTTCCAAGATGCTGCTGCCGAACGTTAAAGTCGACGAAACTTCTGATGAACTTCTGTTTGTTGACGAAAAGGGAGCCGAAGTGTCACTTTCAGAAGGAGTCAAAGCTTTCCTAGGAGCGAATCCGGAATTTGTAGTGAATGTACAGAATCCTGGCGCAGGCACTCCTCCGGGAACTGGAGCAGCTGGAGCTGCTGCGGCCCCGATAAAAGTATCTCGAGCTCAGATGTCGGATGTATCTTTTTACCGGACACATCAGAAAGATTTCCTCAGTGGAAAAATGGTATGTGAAGAATAACAATAGGGAGGTCAAATAAATGGCTGGCAACATTCTTAATTTTTATGATCCATTGTTTTATGCGCAGGAAGCTCTGATCGTCCTGGAAAAGGAACTCGGATTTGCCTCGCGTATTCACCGTGGATACAGCCCTACACCGCAACAGAAAGGTTCTACGATTAATATCAGCAAGCCCGGCACTTTCACAGCGAAAGATGCCCCTGGTTCTGATGCTCAGGCCGTAGAAGCTGGCGGAACCACGATCGTCCTCGATACGTGGAAAGAAGTCAAATTCAAACTGACCGACATGGAACTGACGTTCACCAAAGAAAAGATCGTCTCCGATCACATTCGCCCGGCTGCTTATGCGTTGGCTGACTCGATTGACCAGCGTTGCGCGGCTATGTACAAAGATATTTACAACTACACCGGTGCGGTCAATGAGCTGCCGACGGCGATCACGGACATGACCAAAGTCCGCCGGATGTTCCAAGATCAATTGATTCCCGATGACGG